AAAATGATTTTGACGTCTTCTTTTTGTGATGATGACCTAGTTATACCAGGTCTATTATCTACATAGATGATGTTGCCCGAATATTGTTTTGATTCAGGTTGAGCAACACCTTGAACAAACTCTTGTCCAAGATTATATGTCTTATTATTTATTATGGTAGTTATACCTGAAAATGATGTTCCTATCTGCAAAGTGGCAGATCCTCCCAAAATATCAACATTACCATTAAATGCTTTAGCATTACCATCAAATTTTAAACATTCAAATCCATATTCAGGAGATGAATTTTGTGTTCCATCACTATTAAATCCAACATTTGTTCTATCTTGCCAATATTTAAGAACACCAGTGGTTTGATCATATGAAACTACTCTTCCAATTGCTGTTGATCCAACACCAACTTTTTGTGTGATTTCTGCGTCTGATGTAAAAGTAACAGAACTATAACCAGTTCCAGTAAGTCTTAATGCATAAGTAGCTGCTGCTTTATCTGATGTTAATAGACTGGATGAAGCATATTGTTGTGGATTTTCAACCAGTCCAACTCTTGCAAATTCATTTCCAGTTATAAAATCTGGATTTTCAGTGTCATTTTCAAATCTTGAATAGGTAAGAACATTAAATGCTCCCAATTCACTGTAAATGTCAAACCCATGCCCACCAGTAGGAGGGATTATTACATTAAAAACTGGTGCAGTTGATCCAGTTGGGATACCACCTCCAACATAATCAACTGTTCCATAAGTATAATCAGAACCACCATTTGTAATTGAAATAGATTCAATCTTTGAATCAGCATTAACAACTATAGTTGCTTTTGCTCCTCTACCATCGCCTTTGATAGGCACATTAGTGTAAGTATTGGCATTCCCTAAACCAGCACCTCTATTTTTAATGGTGCAAATTTTAAGTTGACCACTAGAGGAAGCATTTTGCTTCATTACACCAGTATCAGTGGTATTTCCCCAATCATTAGGAACTGGAATATAGTTTGTAGAATCAAATTTTACTGCATCACTTGGTTTTATAGTATAAAGATATTTCCAAATATATCCATCACCACTTGATCCTGCTGCTCTTGGCTCCAAATCAGTAAATAGGGGTTCATCAAGTGAAGGACTTCCTTTAAAGTCATTCTCAGGTAATGCATTATTGTTAAGACAACAATATACTCTGTAATCACTGTTTATTACATAATAATTTGATGAATAGATATTAAATGAACCTGATGGTTGTGAGGGATTTGACCTTGTTATGTCATTTCTCCACATATCATACAAATTACCTGATCTCCAGGTATTTTTTTTAACAACCTGTGTTATATCTGTTGAAGATATTTTCTTCAACGCAATCATAGTATCCCAATAATCATTTGATTGATCTAAACTATCTTTGGGAGAAGGTGGATCATTATTCCAGGTAGAAAGATAGTCTGTTGGATTAGGAAGTCCAATAAACGTATAATATGAATTTGTACTTGTTTGAACACCAGATACAAAATTCTTGGCATTTAATATACGAAGTTGATCAGTTATAATCGCAGCCATTTTATTAGGACTTTTTTTCTTATTTATAGTGGTTAGGAATAGTTTTTAAATTTCAATGGAACTGTTCTTTGAACAAGACCAGAAGTAGAGATACCAGTGATACCATTCTCTCCAAAGAAATCAAAACTTGTAGGTTCAACCCTTTCACCAAATTCTAATTTGCCCCAACTATAATTTCCTAAGAAATAACCACTAGTATGAGCAATGCCAGAACCATATCCATCAACATTGCAAGTAATTCTTACAACAGATGTTGAATATCCAACCAATTGAACAACTGTTGTGATGCCTGAAGCAACTTCATATACACAATCAAGTGCTGTTGTAGCAACTCCAACATTTGAAGCAAATGTTCCACCAATTGAGATAAATGTATCTTTAATTACTATGTGATCACCTGCAGTAACTCCAGAAATTGTTATTCCAGTCCCTACAAGAGAACTATTTCTCATAAATGAATCAACTGGAATAAATGTATCAAAAAATAGTTGTTTTTGTGAACCAACACTAGTGCTTCCTAGACCAACAATTATTCCATAATCACCTTTATAGTCTGTAATTGAAATTTCTTCTTTAGAAATTTTAGGAGGTTGAATCATCACAAGTGGAGGTGTGTTATAATCTGTTCCCATCCCAGTAATAGTGACACCAGTTACAACACCACCAGTCACAGTAGCAACTCCTATTGCTTGTGATGTTGTAATTCCACTAGGTGCAGCAATTGTAACTGTTGGTATGAAATCATATCCAGAACCACCAGAAGTAACATCAATAGATGAAACAGTTCCTGCTGTTGAAACAATTGCAGTTCCTGCTGCAGATACTGTTGGTTTTTGAGATATTAATGTAACTTTATTTTGGAAAGATCTTAAAGTAGACTCATTATTTGCATCAAATAGAGGTCTTACGTTATCAACATATGTAAATGTTGTGCTTATACTGACTGCTTTAGTGAGGAAAGATGCGGGGTAAATACTTGGTTCATATTTTTCTCTATCCTTTCCAATAAATTGACCATTTATAACCTTATCAACCTTTTGTCTACACCATGTAACTGGTCTAGAAACTGTTTGATCAATTGAAATACCAGGACCAGGATATTGATTAGTTTTTACACTATCAAGTGTAGAAATTCCAGTAACAACTCTTACATCCTCATCAAGAGTGATAAGTTGTCCTAATTCCACATTGTGGTTAATATCAAGTGTGTCGCCTGGTTTTACAGTTTCAAGAATCTCAGTAAATTGAACATCAATATCACCTGCACCTTTATAGAAAAGAACTCTTGAGGTATCTCCTTTAGGAACTCCAGAACCTGGACCTTTAGGTGCTTCATTGAATATAACCTGACTTCCTCCTTCAAAAGAATATGACAATCCAGGGACTTGAAGCACATCATTGACAAAAATAATTAGAGTCTGATCCACTTCAATATTTGATTCAGGGGATGATTTAATAGAAATTGGATTTCCTTCTGATGTAAGAGAAAATACTCTAGTAAAACCATCAAACTGAGGATCTAAACTATCAAGAACTTGGAATTCACCAATACTATATCCATTAAATTGATCTTCATAAGTTTCTTCAATAGATATTTTAAATTCACTAAAAGATACAGAAGAATCTGTAGGAATTCCAGTTGGTCCTCCAACAGGAATTGTAAGAATTTCATTATTACCATAACCATATCCAAAATGTTTAATTTCAAAGTCAATAACACTTGAACCTTGTCCAACAACTATGTCAATTGTGGCACTTCTTCCTGATCCAACTACTGATGTAGAGGAATATTCAAGAGGAATATTTGTATAACTCAATGGTTCATCTATAATTACAACTGGAGCATTTGTATTAGTAAATCCAGTTCCAGGATTTGTAATATTGATGCTTGTTACGTGTCCATTAGTTACAAGTGCTGTTCCAATATTTGTCAATACAGGAACCACACCAAAATAAGTTTGAACACCCACATTGTATACTGTACCTAATCCAGTTCTATAACCAGAACCACTATTTCCAATAGAAACAGATGACACTGTTCCAAGACCAGATATAATTGCTGTTCCGCCTGCTGCAACTAATGGTTGATAACCAAAACCTTCTTGAGAACCTATAGAAACAATAAGACCTCCAATAGGCATGTTTCCTCTATTAGCATCATCACCCAATGGAGTACCAATACCTAAGAATCTAACTGATGTAATACCAACATTAGTATCTTCAAAGTTTTCATACTCACCAACTTCATTTGGAAGAATTCCTTGAGGTGATTGGAAAATGTTGTTTATTAATACTACAGTTGAAGAGGTAATACCAATTACATCTTGTCCATTTGATTTGTATGTAAACTCACTTATAATTCCAACAAATTCATTAGACAAATCATCAAACACATGATTTTTGTAATAAATTTCATTTGTTGAATTCAATGCACCTCTTTTTAAGAATGCTCTTCCACTAAAAGTAGAACTTGTGGATATTCCAGACCAATCTCTCTCATCAGGTGGATTAGTTGTTGTACCTAATGGTATGTTTCCAAAAGGAGCTGATGTAAAATTAAGTATATTATCACTTATAGTGAAATTGCCAGTAAACTTAGTTATAGTTGCTCCTACTCCATGAGGCGCAACGTTTGTGCCAAGAATTGGTCTCCTAACAGTAACAGTTATTCCAGAACCAACTACACTAGTTACTAACATATACTCATCATCAATTTTTATCACATCATTTGATCTTACTGTAGATAAACCACTTGTTTGGAATTGCGTATCAAAAACAATAGAATTAGTAAGAGTTGCTGCAATTCCTGTTTTAGAAAGTGGATCCTAAATCATGTTATCAACACTTATCAGAACCTTACGATCCTGTTTAGTTGTAGTTACATAATGAGAATTTCCCACACCAACAGTAGTAAGACCAACTAATGTTGGATTAATTTTTAATGCATCTGAAGCACTGGTTGTAAATCCAATTCTTGCATCATCAATTTTAGTAACAAAAAGATTTTCAGGCAAAATAGAAGTAGATCCTACACTTCCTCCAAAATCTGTTAATGCAATTTGAATTTTTTGACTTGTTCCAGTTGTGCTATATTTGACTGCTTCGCCAGAATTAAAGAAATGATTTGGAATTGAAATATGATTTGTAGATGTATTGACACCTACAGTGGAACTTCCATCAAACAATCTGGAGAATATATTATTTCCATCATGTGTTAAATTAAATGCTGTAATTACAGAACTTTTTGTTCCAAAATAATTTCCAGTCTGGGTTTTAAATTCACCCTCATCAAATGGTACTGTAGATAGATTATTGGTAGAATCAATTTCTCTAGCATCAACTTTGAAGGATTTTACCTCAACAGCAATTCCAGGATTTGGTGTATAAACAAC